TATTTACTGCGATTTTAAGGGCTTTGGCCAAATCTTTTGCCGTTGATTCGTCGTTTAAATATGGAGCTAATTTTCCACCTAGCATTGTTCTAGCAGTATCGAAATCTTTATGTTTAATAGCTATTCGGGCATCGACTACGTCACCGAAATTTTTGGTATATTCGCCAAAGCAGTTTAATGCTCGTATGCTAGCTGGGTGCATACCGCTTACGTCATAGCATTTAGTTCGTCCGTACATCCCTGGCAAAGCCCAAACATATCCTCCGAATCCGACATCTTCGCCCTTATACATATTATGCGGCTTTCCGTCCTCGCCACAAGGAATAAAGGTATAACCCGGAAAAGAATTAATAATGTCAGTCAAGTCGTTCGTCTCCTTTCTTAAAACTGTTCGCCAGTAGCTAAATCTGTATAGATAAGCTTCGGGTGTTTCTCTTTACCAAATATAATTCTGGTAGTAAGACTGTTAGTAGTGTCATTGACCGTCATTCCAGCTAAATCTGCCAATATTTTACGAGCTGTAAAATCACCTTTAAGGTGATCAAATACCTTTTCAGTGGAAATAACATCCCAATCGCAATATTCGGCTACTTTCTCCCACATATCTTCTGGCACGGGGGAATCCCACGGTAATCCAAGTTCTTTGTGCCCGATACCGAGTTCGATTTCCCATTTTTTCAAAGACTGTTTCTTCGCAGCAAAATCGTACACATCAGTGTAAGACAGATTATAAGCCTCACCGAAGAATGCTCCCTTAGATCCTTTCTCAGCATTGACAATCTTTTGAGACAAATTAAACAATTGCTCATTTGTATAACCCATAAGTCGAGCATAAAGTATGTGATTATCATAACGCCTGCAGTTGAAGCCTACGAGCTTAAACCTTAACAGATCTTCAATTTCAGTAGGCGTCGGATTTATCATTCGTACAACTGGTTTACCCTCGCCTGCAACTTTCCAGTTCACAAGAAACAGATTAGGGAAAACTTCCACATCATAAAATATCAATTCATCTCCGGAACCATCGATGTTCGCGGATGGCTCGTCCGATTTAAAATGCATTTTATTAGTCAGTTTTATACAATAGTCTGCTTGATTAGTGCTGTTAGCAGCAAATGCTATAATGGCATTACGCATATCTGTAACGTCATATTTCATGCCGCTAGTATATGCGTCATCCAAAATCTTAAATATAAAATCGATCGATGGTTTTGTTCCAGGATGTATTTCCTTATTAAGGTTTTTCTTTATAAGTGTTCTTAGACCTTTTTCATTTTTAATAGCATCGAAATTTACCATTTTTTCTCCTTTCATCGGTAAACCAGAGCTAATAGTCGCAATCGGTAAATTATTGCACTTTGACAGTTTTCTGCGAAGTGAACTATTACCGTTGAATACTTTTATCTCAATATGATCGTCATAAACTCTACTTAGACGTGACGGGTCTCCCGTATAAATATAATGCAGATGTATTCCCGCTCCACTTTTACTCAGCTCAGCATATGTAGCCGGCCATTTACTAGCCTCTTCAAGGTTTCGCTCGAAACATTTTTTGCCGCTCTCGTCTGGAATATCAAAATCTATTACTATATGATTCTCCGGAACATTAACATAATGAAGTTTCGAGGTATCCAAGTCAGACAGTTTTGTAGTGACTTCGCTCCATTTATCAGTGGGTGTTTCTTTTTCGGATGCGTATTGAGCCGGTAAATCGCAACACTCAGAGTCAAATATAGACTCCGTGCAATCGAACTGAATAAGTTTTTGTTTATGCGATTCTTTAGTCATTTGCGTATCAAACTTCTCAGTTTTAAAACCGCTATAATAGCTGCGAGCCCTTGAACCATCATCAAGATTGATCCTATCGTTGAACTCGCTAAAATAACTTTTTAACTCTTCCTTGAAGCTTTTTTGCGACATAGGATATGGAACATTGGCATCATCGCAATATGCTTTATACATTTCCCAAGCTGCTTTTAATGTGGTTCCATCCTCACGTTTAAATACATGAAATGAATCAAGAACAAAGTTGTAGAAATCGTTAGATGCTCCCATCATTACTATAGGAGTGTAATTATCGTAAGCATTAGGATTACTCAAATATACTTCTTGGCAATGATAAGCAATGGCACCTAATTCGAACTCTACTTGCTTCATTATCTGTACATATTCGTTTGGATTTAACTTATTACCAGATGGAGCCACATCGATAAGTCTTCGTATAAGACCAGATCTTGAGTCTGTAATTTTAACCGGCTTATTCGTGCCCATAAATAAGAAACATTTGAAACGGTTCGCATAAGTTGATTTAAATTTCTCGTTAACAGTCATAAGCTCGTGAGAGACAAGACTGTTTAGTCTAGTGTTATCCTCAATTTTAGACAAGTCTCCATCATGTTGAATGGCTACGAGAGGATTCGTTTTAAATGCTTCCAAAGCAAAAGAGTTACTAGACGACCCTAATGCTTTCGCATCAAAGACTGAATAGTAACCCTCGAATAATTTCTGTATAATGTTTAATATTGTGGATTTACCTGTTCCTGCAGCTCCGTAAAGAACCATGAATTTTTGTATTTTTTTCGAGTCTCCAGATATGATCGAGCCAATAGCCCATTCAATTTTATGACGTTCTTCCTCAGAATATAAAGTCGAGATAAGCTTATCGAAAGCTGCATGACTTCCTTTTTCTAATGGATATGGTAGACGTTTGCTGGCATAGTCTTTTTTGTTTGTTTCAGCATTGGAGAATATCAATTTGTCGTCTAGCATATGGAATGAATCTCGCAACTGTTTTTGACAATATTTATGCCAAGAGTCAATCATGCCTGTTTCAGCATCCCACATGTGTAAGACTTTGATATCGGAATCGAATTTATGTTCATTTTCTTCTTTAAATTTATCAAGCTCCCTGTCTACCAATCTCACAACATCGTCTTCGTCTGTTGACCATAAACCAAGTTCTTCAACCCAGACAGCATAAAAATCGCCGCCTCGAATCATGAGATCATTAGATTTTTTTATGACAAATTTAGGATATACTTCGATTACGCCACGCTTCGTTGTACGTGACGAAATCATCAGAAAATCTAACATTCCAAATGCCCACTCTCCTTTCTTAAGTATTTTTTATACAATCACGTAATAGTATCCAGATACCAGCACATCTGAACCCAAATTTCTACATCTCGTATATCTCTTGCGCACTGCTCATAATTTCTAATTGTAAATAATCCGCCTTTTCCGTTTGGTTCATATTCTCTATCTAAAAATCTTTCTAATACTTGATCCACATAATCGGCATCGTATAGATCATTGTTCATAGAGCCAAGACCAAGACTTACAACCATCTGCCAAAACCATTGAGTAGTTCGATTGCCGTATCCAGTATCGTCCATAATATTTTCTTCGCAGCGTATAGCTAAAGCCAGCATCATTTCAAGAACACTACATGGTTTGTCAGAGAAAACATAATCGAGCTCACGAAAACCACCAAGAAATCTTTGACGTAAGTTTAGTCCGTCATCATATCTATTTCCATCCTTTTCTATAGAATATCTGAAGTCGGTATTATATAAATGTTTTAATAATTTCTTGTAGGATATTTTTTCAGAAAATCGATGACCGCAAGCCAGTTTGCATAGCCATTCGAAATAGTCGTTTTCAGTATCTGTGTCTCTGATATCTTTTCGCACTATTCTTCCTCCTGTTCATCTTTGTATACGTAATCGCTATTATCTTTAAGAATTTCATAATAGCACTTACGTTTTCTGTTTATAACGTACACAACATCATCTTCCCACTCTCCGAAGCGGTCCAACGCATCTGGTCCTACGACACTTTCGACATCGTCTATTGGGAAATCACCGTCGTCGGTTAAAACACCGTTTGCATAATAGGTAAAGCCTATAAGATCGTAATCATCGTCTTTACCGAATTCATCAGGCGGAATGACCTCTATGTCCGGATCTGTTTCCTCATCTTTTTTATCGTCTGAGTAACCTAAATTATTTACCATTCTCACATATTCTCCTCTTTCGTCTAATTTGTAACCGCGTCTGTCGCATACTTCTTTGATTAATTCTTTAGCTTCATCTTCGCATTTTTTTCTTCTGGCATATGACTCTTTAACTGACTCAATTTCTTCGTTAGCGATATTTTCGTATTTAGTCTTAAAGAAATTTCGGGTGACAACTACTCCAATAGCTGCCCCCAATGCAAAAGCAAATATAGTTTTAATATTATTCATAAATTTCAGTTTTCAATGACATGACAGTAATTGCTAAACTGCCAAATAACAAAGACATACTTAATAGAATGCCTCCTGATATATGGCGTTTTCTCTTAGTCCCCAATGCCTGATCCAGCATTGTTAAAATCGATCCTAATCTGTCCATTCATATACCCCTTTTCTATGGCCAAAGTTAGACCGTTTTTAATTTACACTCCGCTGCTATTAAATAATAACCGCATATATCAATATATTCCAGTCGACCTTGCGCTATCCACGCGTAAATAGTAGCAATGCCAACGTTCATTTTTTCAGCGGCTTCGGATATGGTTATGAAACCCATGATTTTTCCGTCTTTAAACACCGGTTCGTCCTCAAGACTATTTGATAAAATATAAATGATTAATTCTCTGCCTGTCATTGTAGTTCTCCTTTCGTTTAGTTTATTGATAAGTATATAATTGCGGGTAATCGAGTATATCCTGCCAAAAGTTTCCGGACCCTATGGCGTCGAGTCCATCCCTTCATTGCATTAATTCCCAAATATTACCGTCGACGTTGAAATCCAATAATATAGTGCGTTCGTATCCATTGACAAAATCTCTTGCTTTTTCGTTGTACGCATCAAAGATACCGAAATCGACAAAGTTGTCACCAACAGGATTCTTTTCGTCATACACCCAACCCACAACTTGACCAGCTTTTGATTTAGGAATACCGAGCATGTCATAAACCTCGTTTAAGAACAAATGACCGTTTTGTACCAATAATCTGTTAGCAGTGGCTTGTTGTTGCTTTAAGAACATCAAATTATATTCCGGATCTTTTGTCCATCCGCTGCAACCATCATCAAAGAAACGTGCGTAATCGCTATGAGTATTAGGATCGACGACATTTACAGTCTTTTTGGTTACTGTTTCTTTACCATTTTCATCAACAGTAGTTTCTTCAACTTCTTTAACTTTGATGTTGTGACGTAATTCGTTGTCAAGATCTTTGCCGAAACGTTCCACAACACGACCACGATATTCTTTGAAGCTCTTATCGATTGTTGCGTAAGCAGCAGTTAATGCTATGTTGCGTTTACGAAGAATGTTGTTGGATGTTAAAATAGCGGTCAATGACAATGTGCCCAATATGATTGCTGGAGCATATAGTTTTGCTATTTTTACACCAGTTTGAATATAAACGATTGACAAATCTTTCTTTGCATCTTCTTGCGAATACTTATCTTTGTATTTAGGATCGTCTGCTGTCTCGTGAATTTTAGTGATTGTTTGCTTAGATTCATCTAAAATACCACTAAGCTTAAGTGTGGATTTGCATGCCATTACTGCACTTGTCACTGTACCGACCACACCTGCAGCAATAAGTATTTCTGGGCTATGTTTTTTGACACCGAACGCGAACTTGTTGAATGCCCGGTTGAAGTTGTTTAAAATATCAGTTTTCATGATTATATGTTCTCCTTTTCAATTGTTTTTGTTTCTGATTCACTAGGGATAATCGATTCTGCATTACTTTAAAAACATGCTGACTACAAATCCGGTAATCCCCAGAGCAATAACTCCGATACATGCTGCTCTAAAAATTTTCGTTACTCGATCTATTTTTTTCATAATTAAACACTCTCCATTCTTAAGGATTTCAATTCATGTGACGCATAGTTTTGCCATGTAGTACGATTTTCTTCTTCGAGTTTTCGCACGTGGTCGATTAAATGCGTTAAATACCATTTCGCTTTCTCTAAGTCTTGCAGACCGTTTTTAGCTTTCCATCTGCAAATATACTTGAGAATATTACCTGTATCAGTTGCCTCAATTCCTTTCAGATCAAAAGTAAAAGCCTCGATTACATCTATAACTTCGAGGCCCGTTTCACTTTGGTAATGGTCTGGATGAGAGACCAATTTGTCATTTGATTCGTACATATTTATCCTCCTTAAAATCTAACTATATCGTTTTCGTCTTGATCATATAGATCTTCATATCTTCCTTTTCTACTTGTGATCATTATTATTATTAACCCAATTAAGATCATTAATACAGAAATTATTTGAGCCATTTTAAATCCACCAATCATCAATGAATCTGTTCTTCCTATTTCAATAAAGAATCTTAATGTTCCATATATGAGCAAATACGAAGCAGTCATAGCGCCCACTTTATTGTATTTCCCTCTTCTTATAAATAATAAAAGCAAAAATGCAATAAAACAAACAATGGATTCAAAGAAAAAGCTTGGCATGTAAGTTACTCCATCTATATTCATTCCTTTTATGACGAAATCAGGAACAAATAGTCTTTTTAAGGTTTCTACATTTGTTGCAGCTCCATGAGCTTCTTGATTAAAGAAATTTCCCCAACGACCGATTGCTTGACCTAAAAGAAGAGGAACACATATAATGTCTGTTATTCTTAAAACTCTTACCTTATATTTCTTACAATATAGTATAACAGTTATTAAACCAAAAATGATTCCGCCATGAATAGCAAGTCCACCTTCCCAAACTTTAAAAATGTCAATTAAGTTGTCCTTAAAAGCATTATATTCAAAGATACAATAATATAATCTAGCTCCAATTATTCCAAAAATTAGACCCCAAAACATTAGATTAAACATAAAATCTTTTTTTATATTAAATCTACTAGCT